AAATCAGGGAAGTAGTGAATCATTTTAGACACGTGCTTATCCCGTTTGGTGAAACCTTCGTTGATCAACACTTTACCTGTAGTAGCAGAAAAAAGAAACTCTTCGCTAGGTACAATATCTTTACCATTAAAGTAAATCTCACACAGACTGCAACTGAAACCTTTTATGTAAGGGTACTGCACTGAATTGTCCATGAACATAATGTTCAGGTTTTTACCTTCAAATACACCTTCATAAACAGCAATCAGACCGTTCATATTGTAGTATTTTTTGTTCCTACTTGCAGACAACAGTTTCAAATCAAAACCCATAGATTTAAGTTTATCTGCCCTTTCTTTTTCTGTGCGTAGTTCTGGCATCTTTACATATACATCTAAGTCTTTAGATTCCCTGCCAAGCCACCAATCACGCGGAGCACCACCGGCTACGCTAGCTGCGACACGTTGTGCTTCAAACATCTCGATGATACTTTTTGCTAGGGCTTTTTCTTCAATAACTAACATTAATCCTCCTTTGAATCTGGTTCAAATTCACGTAGTGCTTCTGCAATGTCTTCTAATTGTTCGTCAAAAGATTGTTGAGTAAAAATCTCACGGACATTGCTCCAGTGAGGCACCTCGTAATATGCTTTTAGTGCTTGATATACAAAATCATAATCAATATTCATTATTCCTCCAAATCATCTTTATCATAAATACTTTCTTCGCTATCAGTCAACTCATACCATTCATCTGTTGCAAGCTTCACTACACGGAAGTCATCAGATTTATGTCCAAGCATCTCTTCTAGTTCGTCGCCAAAACACATAACATCATCAGGCCAAACAATTAAATCATCAGTCTTGATCATTTTCTGCCTTAAACTCTTCAGATTTCAGGAACACAAGGGATATGTGTCTACTACCGCAACCACCATCACAATCTAAGTGGATACATTTGTCATCTTGGTATTGAATCCAATTTACCTCAAATCCATATTCAGGATTATCAGGATCAAACTCATCTGGTTTTTCAGTATAACCGATATAACCACCACGACCGTTTCCTTGATATTCCCAAGTAACACCAGACACCAATTCAAAAGCTAGGGTAGCATTTTCAACAGAAGAGTGATTTTCTTCAAACTTTTGATGTGCTTCTACCGCACAACTATAAGCATATTTTAGATTAGCTTTATCAATTTCACGTTTATTCATTTTATCTCCTCAATAGGAGGGCCGAAGCCCTCTCTGTTAGTGGCATTCGCACCAAGAGCGCCCAACATCATAGCCTGCTGTAAGATCTACATTCAAACCATAATAACGACCTGCCTCATATACAGCCATAGAAGCTAATTCACCAGCACGGCTATACGCACTGTAATAACCGCCACGTGGAGACTCGTGCAAGTTTGCCCAGCGACGACCTTCAGAAGTTTCGATATCTTTAAGCATAGCTTCGGCTTGAGCTTTAGCGGCTTTTTCAATCTTTTTCTGCTCTTCCTTGTCTTCCGTTTCGGTTAAACCGATCTCTTCAGGTTTAAACCAGCGGAATGTTACCAGGTCACGAGTAACTTCAAGTTGAGCTTCATCATGGTATGCGATCATTTGCTGTGAGAAAGAACAGTTCTTCCAATCATCAACAAAGAAATCACAAAGCAAGCCTTCTGCTTCCAAGTAGTCATCGTAAATTACCATCGCGCGTTTTGCACAAATAACACCGCCACTCTGGAATAATGAGTTTAGAATAGCATGTGCTGAACGTGTGGGTACTTTTCGACCATCAATACCTAAGATATAGGTTTTACCCGTACTCACCCAGAAATCGTGCAGACGTTCTTTCAAACGTGCTAAAGGCGCTGCTGCATCCCAGAAAGCAGTAAATACCAACTCACCAGTATACAAATCACTACCAATAGTCTTAGCTACTTTAGCAGCCTGGGCACCATATGTCACGCCATATTTTACAGATTTCGCTGGGCCACGCTCAAACTTACGTCCAATTGTCTCTGTAATACGTTTTGCCATCATGGAGTGAACATCGTAAGGCTTCTCCAAGAGAAGAGCGTTACAATATTCATGAGGATCTTTTTCGTATCTCCAACAATAATGCGACTCAATACGTGCTTCTAACGAATCGAAGTCATAACCAATCTGGAAATAACGAGGAGATTCTACTCCAAATAAGCTACGCATTTCCTCTCCGTATAGCGATGTAACACGAGGAATGTTCGCAACAAGGCGGTGTTTCATCCTGGAAGTATTATGTGTAACAAAGCCGTTTGCAACGTAGCTATGGTCAGTCTCCACAGTTACATCGAAAGTAGGAGCCAAGCCCATACTCTCAACAGAGGTGATCTTGTTAACTTTAAAAGCCTCACGATAGATATTTTGGGTATTAAGATCTTCTCTCCAACGCCGCCCATTACGAATATCCCCAATGAGTTGACGAGAGCAACCATACACTTTAGCAATTCTTTGGTCATCTCCTCGATTATACCCGTGATATAAAAAGTATTCACGGATTTCATTTACTTTTTCTTCTGAAAGAACAGCGTTATCTCTGTTACGCCCAGACCTTAGTGATCTTCCATGCAACCTTGCATCTGCACTGTTTTCCTTTGATGTCCCCCAGTATAAGTTACCTACATAGTTATTACAAGGGTTCCCGTCCTTGTGACAACATTCCTGACCTTCCTTTGGTTGTCCAACAAAAGCCATTAGAACCAGTCTACCAATACCCGTTCTTAATTTAGAACCGTCATCGAGGATGAAATCACAATCTGCTCGTGACCATAACTCTTTTCTTCTTAAGGTACTAAGATAATTACCTTCTTCTGTAAGGATTCTCCCCCAAGATGAGATGTAGTATTTCGAGAAGTTTTTTACTTGACTCCACGTTTCTTTTTCTTGATACGCGAGAATCTCTTCTCCAACCACTAACTCATCAGCACGCTTCCATCCCTCCTTTGTTAGGAATGGGTGATTTTTTGTGCAGGTTAACTCTAAACCAGAATCATCACATACTTTGAATACTTCTTTAATACCATTACAAACTCTATCTACAACAGCTCGGTATTGTCCGGTGTGTGTTAACACTAAATCGCCAATCGCAATATCTATAACCTTTTGTAGACCATTGTCAGTAACGATTAACGTATCCGCCACAACGCATGCAGCGTCACACGTAGCCGCTGGTGTAGGAATACGACCATCTGAACGAACAGCAGCCATATACCCTTTATCGATCTCTTCATCAGGATCATCCCAATCAACACCACCACCCAAAATAGAGTTACGACGATGTTTAAAAGTCAGGTATTCCACGATATCTGTTGCAAACGGGAACTTCTCACCTAACGCTTCTAGGTTTGGACAAATCTCTTTGTCCTGTCCTTTAGTGAAGCTTGGGTTGGTCAGCACTTTAAGACCGCGATCCTTACCCTTACTCTTACCTTTGGCAATCCTAGCCCGAATAGTTATTTCTAACGTATCTGGGGTACAATCTAAATGTTCACAACGGTCAGCACAAAAATTAGAGTTAAGTGTTTGCTCAACGTAATCTTTGATGCCCTTCTCTAGTTGTTCTTCATTTTTCTTGATCTTCGTACCAGATTTCAGAGTGAGGTCTTTATCTTTGTACTCTGATGGACTCCAGCCCAAACCCACCAACCAGTTTTTGATATGTGTTGTATCATTCAAAGTTGCAGGAACGTTTGGATTACATATTGGCACATCTGGCGTTAAAGGTAAAGTAAATTCTTCACCTAAAGCTTTAAGAATGTATCCACCATTACCATCATCATGTAATTCCCCATTATGCTTCGCAGCGAATTTGAGAATGTTTGATGTAGGGCTTCCATCCTTTTTAAACTGAAGTTTAGGAGGAATGAAATCCTTCAGATAACCTTTTGTTGCAGGTTTCTCTGGTAAGATTGGTTCAGCCCTTGCTCTACGTTCTTCCATCTTCTGATCAAGATCTTTAATGTTGTGTTCTGCTTGCTTCATATTGAAAGCAAAGCCACGGTGTTCTTGTCGAGTGATGATATCTGCAACACGTTGTTCTAAGTCAAACGGCCCTTGCCACTTAGAATAGTCTCCCCATTCTTCCATCAGGTATTTATATACAGCGGTGTTCGCTTTGTTATCGTAAATACAGTAATAAAGCATATCTGCTGCAAAGGTTTTAAACCTGTCTTCAATGGGAATTTCCTTCCTGAAGTCCAGTTTTACATCTCCACCAGCCTTCTTGGAGATTTCACCCAGGCTGTGACCACCGAAGCGATCCGGGTTCAACACCTTACTCAAGATCATTGTGTCAACAATCTTAATGTTACTCTTGCCCCAAGTATTATACTTAACACTGTAAGGCAGTTTGTAGTAAAGCTTTAGTGCCAAAAGGTCATAGTTGAGAATGTTGTGACCAACAATCTTAGTCACTTTATACTTAGGATCATCTTTAAAACGTCCCTCGTTGTGAATGAAATCTTTCAAATCCTTCAGAGGGAAATGTGTATATTCTTGTGGCACATATTCTTTCAAGACATATGTGTACTTTTCATCTTTCTCTTCATACGAACGACCGTCAAAGATGTACTTATCTCCGTCATGGAAAGCTACGATCTCACCAGTTTCTTGATTTTCAAATACAACACAGTGCATCTGAAACGTTTCTTTGAGCCTATAAGGGCTTTGGGTGTAATCAATAGTACTATCGTCCAGTAATCCGCTTGCTTCTATATCTGTGGTATAAGCGCTCAATCTCCCTCCGAGAATTTATAAAGCCCCGAAGGGCTTTAGTATGAATTGTCTCCTTCTGAGAAGTTATCTGGGTTAGAGAAAAACTGCTCTTTATCATGAAGGGTTGCTGTCTGAATTTCGTAGTAGAAACTACCTGCACTGCCTGTCTCTGAGAACTCACGATTCTTCAGGATGTAACAGTAAGTGGTGTTACGTTCTACGGGATCTTCTGCTGCCTTGTCACGTTCAAGTGCAATAGTGATACCTGCACCTTTAGCTAGGAAGCTACTACCCATTGTATCATCTTCTGTGATGTGTTCGCCACTATTATTGCTCGCTTTTTTAACGTGAGAAATAACGATGATTGTGATCCCGTATTCTTTCATGATGCGTTTCAACCAAGTCGCAAGTTCTTCTTGCTCTTGTACTGACATACCAGAAAGTAAATCTGAGTATGGATCGATTACCAAAATGGTTACACCATAGTGAACAACCATCTCCAATACTTTCTCTTTTACTGCATCAACGTTAGCACCACGATCATCACAAACAAAGAACTTAGGTGTACCATCACCTCTTTCATAGAAGTTACGAATACGTTCTTCATTATCACGAAGAATGACTTCTTTTTCTTCTTTTGATTTCCTGTGTAAAGGAATATGCAAGAAAGAAGATAGCAAATTACGAGAGTACTTTTTGTACGTTGCTTCCAGAGATAAAATACCTAGCGTATCTTCTGGGTGATTCTCGATAATATGCTTTGTCAGTTCATTAACCAATAAAGTTTTACCAATACTAGTCTTCGCAAGGATCATAGTGATCTCTTCCCTCACCAAACCACCGCCTAGCATATTTGCTGCTACACGCATGAAGCCTGGCATAGAGATAACCTGTGCATCCAAACATTCAAGTGCTGCTTCAAACAACATGTTAGATGCATAAACACCTGCTGGAGTGTACAGTTTAGCTTTGAAGAACTGTGTAATAAAATGCTCACGTTGTCCTTTTTCAAGGGCTTCGTTAGGGTCTTTGCAATCCAGTGTCATGATGTACACCTTGTTACGAGGCAACACCTTAACACATTTCTCCATTGCTTCTTGTCCTGCCTTATCATTGTCCAGGCAAAGAACAATCTTTTTAAACTTGTTCAGGAAATTATACTGCCCTTGAAGCTGTTTGTAAAGTGAAGTTTCACCACATGTTCCACTTACAACAGCCACTTCAGGATATTTCCCTTGTGGATCGTTATCCTTTAGCATTTGCATAGCAGCCAACTGATCGTGTTCACCACCTACGATGATAATTGTCCCTGAACTGTTACGGTATTTGAATTGACCAAATAGATCACAATCTTTACCTGTTTCACCCATTGGGCCAGGAGACTTAAAATCTTTAGGGTGTTGTCGTACTTTATATCCCGCCATTTTATAATCTTTTGTGATTGGATAATAAGTACGTGTTACTGCACCAAGACCATCATATTCATATCTAACATTCATACTGGTTGAAATGTCTTCTCGAATACCACGATAATTCTTAGGGTGTGTTCCAGAAACTACTCTTAATTGTTTTGCAATTTCAGCGTTAAATTCACGTCCCACTACATCTTCCTCTTCTTCTAAAGTTCCGCCATTTTCTTTCAACCATTTTTCACTAGGGATTGTGTAATTACAACTGTGACAATATGCCCCTTTATGCTCTTGATCATTATCTAATCCGTACACATAAAGATTATCCCCTGTATTGTCACGTCCTTTAGACCGACATTTAGGGCATGTGGTATGCCCTTCACGAGTTAAATCTACTTCAACACCATAACGGATAAAATTTTGCACTTACTCTCCTAGAAGTTAATATTATTATAGATTGCGTCCTGAATAGATTCCTCACGTAGATATCGTACAAGTTCCCTATAAATATATTCTTCTGGAAGGAAGTCTTTATAAGGTTGTCCATCTTTAGTGACGCTAATCACATCTAAACTCCAACCGCCTTTATAATCCCAGTCACTCGATACTGCATAGGGATCTGCTTCAATGAACTCGTAATAAACTTCAACTAAAACAGTATCCCCTGAATCTGTGTTACAGAAAAACTCACAATTACTATACATCAAAGGCTCCTGAAAATCTCTCGACGAATATCATTCATCTGAGTGATGTTGAAATGTTTACGTACTTGTTCTGCTAATCCCATACCTAATTCTTTTGCTAAATCAGGAGTTGTATAAATATTCTTGATAACCTTTTCCCAATCATCAGGATGTTCAACATGAATAATATAAGGATCTAATCTGTCATCTTTATAGTTGATGTTTGCAGAACATATAATAGGCAAACCTTTTGCTCCAGCCTCTAAAATCTTCAGGTTAGATTTACCAGCATTGAATAGATTGTCAACAAGAGGAGCCAAAGATATTTCATGACCATCGTATGCACTCATATAATTCTCAATGAATCTATGATATTCATATTTTGCACTTGGTGCAATATCTTCTCTAATAACTCTCCATTCTTCCTTAGACAAAGGATCGCTAATATCTGCCTTATAACCACAAAGTGTTAGTTTATCACCTAAGTTAGGGAGTAGAGCAATATCTTCTTTATGAGTTTCGCTACCAGCCCAAACAAACGGAGATTTAGAATGTCTATCCTCTGTTAAAGTAAAACCTTCTTCATCGAAAGGTAAACCATTAGGCACGACATAAATGTTAGAATTATACTTCTTGAAACTTTCAGCTAATACATCAGTGCTTGCCAGAACGACATCACTATTTTGCATAAGCCAAATCATTTCATCTCTCAGTCCATTTTCAAACACAGAATATAACATATGTGTTGAAGGAGGAAATAGAGAATCATCTATATCCATAACAATTTTATATCCGCCTTCGCGCAGTCTCTTAATACTTTCCCTGCCGTAGGTTGGAATGTTATTAAAAATGTACAGGTTTGATTTTGCTTCAAACTCGTCTCCCCTCAAATAGGGGAGATAGATTCTATGATAATCGCAAACGCTTTTACTTTCTCGTCCACGGTCATCGATTAAGATACTTGCCATAGATCTCCTTATAAACTTTCGTAAACCTGTCTACGAAGTTCGTTAGCGTCATTTATATCGTACTGTAAACGCACATGTTCAGCTAAAGCTGCACCACGATCCTCACGTAGAGAAGGGTTGTTCATATAACGTTTAACTTCACTTTCCCATTCCCAGGTGGTACTTGCATAACTTACAAAAGGAGCATCAATCGGGTTAAAATATGGCAGTACTTGTGAACAAATAATTGGAATCCCCTTAGCACCTGCTTCCAGGATTTTTAGGTTGGATTTACAATTATTGAACTCGTTGTTCACTAAAGGTGCAACACTGAAACTATGCCCATCGTACACATCCATATACTTACTCAAATCCTTCACAGAAGCCACAAAGTTAGCGTCTGGTAGGGAAGCCTTAATCTTCTGCCACTCTAACGCCGAAGTGTGTTGGTGCGTCCCTGGTGTGGCTTTTGTTATATCTTCATACCCTGCAATACTCAATAAGCTGGAGTCAAAATTACCAGAAAGTAAACTTAAATCTCTGGCATGAGAGGCACCACCTGCCCAAACAATAGGAGTAGAAGATGTTTTATCAGCGCTTGTTGTAAACTGCCTAGTATCAAATGGCAAGGCATTTCTGATAACAACAATGTTTTTATTATACGGACGTAACTTTGCAGCTAGAAGCTCTGTGGTAACAGTCACTACATCAGCAAGTTCTAAGAAAGCAAGTGCTCCTTGAACATATTTTCTCTCTTGGAAAAGTTTATACAGGTAGTGATCAGGTTCCAGGTTAATATAATCATCCCAATCTACAACAATCTTATAACCTTCTGATTTCATTTTTGCAATGTGATGAGGCCCAAGAGTACACATGCGATTGAAAACGAATACATCTGACTTAGGTGTGAAATCGTAACCAACATCCCTCAAAGGAAGAGTTACACGATGATAATCACAAGCACTTCCCTCTTTTAGATCATAGTAAAGTCCAAACTCTTTATTTTTCTGCTTGGGCTTCGTCGTAAGACCAAAAAAGTTTCCCATTGTTAATATCCTCCACGGCTTCATGAAATTCCTCAATGTTTAGTTGAATTCCGTTCTGTTTATCTTCTGCGCTAACATTAGCGTAAGGCGATGGGTTATTTCCGAATACGTCATCAGGATGAATGTAAGCCATTACCCGCACAGGGCATGGTATTCCTGAGTCGTACACACCCAAATTTAATTTACTCATTTCTTGAAGTTTACGAATACGATGAACGTACTCTGTATCTTCAAAACCATAACGATGTTTGAATTTACGATAGTAACCGGCTGTCTCAACTAGTTTACGAGAGTACATTGCAAACTGAGTTAAACACTGATTGAAAACAGCAACCTCATTACTTGCATGAAAAACTATTTCATCCTTAAAAAACTCAGGCATCCCGAAGAAATCCCAACGTTCTCTTTCTGCAATATCTGTGAAATAAGTTTCCCATCCCGGTTTAGTGGGAGATACATCATCGTCAAAAATGAACCAGTAATCACAACCCGAATCGTAGAAAGTCTTCATCAAGGAATTCCTACCGTGCGATGCACCTTTTCTTTCTTTATCTTCGTACACTACAAACCTAGTATCAGGTGCTGTGAAGTATTCACGAAGTGGCCTTGTTCCAACTGTAATAACACCAACTCCAATTTTAAGACTCATGGTTTATATCCTTCTGGTATATAGATTTTAGAAAAATCTTGACAATGAGCTAGGTGAGCGGTGGCTTTTGCAGGATTATCTGCTCCTAATCTGTACAGGTGGAATAAGTACAACCCTCTTAAAATACCCAAACGTTTCCCAGCTTTGTGTAGTGCATCCGATAAAATTAAATCAAATTGAACAGAACGTTCTTCAAACTTAAACTCATTCCATAATGACTTTCTAAAGAGCATGAACATACCTGCGAGAGGTGTTCCATTAGGAACCTCTTCAATCTCTAGACCGTATTTTTGGATTGCTTCGAAAGCTTTACGTTGGTGTTCAGAAATGTCTGTTACATCGCTACAAATCCCATCAAATAACTGGTAGCCACTAGCTAAACGATTTGTGCTACAACCTATCAAATCAAAAGGAGGATTAGATCTTGCAACAAGTTCCACCCATGCCCCTTGTTGAGGGGTGAGGAACATTGTATCTGTGTCTCTCAGACAAATCCAGGCATCTTCTGGTAGAGGTTGTATTGATTGATTTATTGCTTTACCTATGTCTCCGGTGAGATAAGGTGTGATATGATAAACTTCCATTTTCCTCCTAAAAATAAAGTGAACCATTTCTGATTCACTTCGTTAGTGTACCATTTCCGGGAGTAAAAGGAAAGAAGGTTTTACCTATTGATTATTGGTTCTGCGTTTCAATTCTGCAAGAACATTCAGAAGCAACATTCTTTCATCTTGAGCCGCTTGCTCTAGTTCACGAACATTATCTGTTGCAATGTCCCGGAGCTTAATGAGCTTATCTTTTGGGATATTGGATAAGTCTTCCCAATCTTCAACTACTTTACCATCCTTCACTATCTACTACTCCTTTGACGAGAATTGCGCACTCTTGGCAGAGTCCACTTCCAGTATCATCTCCAAATCTTACAAATGGAGGGTTAATCTTCTTGCGAGAATCCCAAATGACACTTTCTTTACAATTGGAACAACGGTACTTATTGATTGTGTACCTTTCTTTCTTTACACGTTTCTGGAAATCAACTTCTATAATATCTGCCAACGCACCTCCTAATCTTGTCTGAAGAACTGATGATCTTTATATCGATACACCAATTTCATATCTTTCTCCCAGTGAGTGTGTATTGTACGCTTTTTAAAGTACGTTGCACCACGTGTGATATCTGTTGCTTCACGCGCCTCTGGGAAATTGTTGTTAAGATAAATCAACTTTGCTGCAATGGCTTTTGCTTCCATCCAGCTTTGTTGATCTTCTGCTTTGAAAGCCCCTTGGTAAGTATATGAAAATTGTCCAGGTTGATAAAGAACAGCCTGAATACTTTTTGGGAATTCTGGACTGTTAACTCTGTTCATGACTACGTTTCCGACTGCAACCATGCCTTTCGTACCTTGACCACGGCTTTCTGCATACACAGCACACGCAAGAAGATTTTCTTTAGTGTCTGTCTTTCTGCATTTATGCACCACGTTAGCGGTATTCACTTGAGCTTCAACAACTGGAGTAAAAGTGAGTGCAGTTAAACATAGTAGAGAGATAGTCATTACTCCCTTCGTGTTTTTGAAAAGCAATTAAGCCTCCTTAATTTTAAATGTGAACTACCATTTTACCATAAAAGAGGCTTCTTTGCAACTTAAGCTATTATTTAGCCTTCAAACCACGCTTCATCCGCGCCGAAAGCAAGGAAAGCATCAAGGATACTGCCTGGCAAACCTGTACCGAAACCTTCTACATCCCAGCCACCATTCGCATCACGTTTCAGTGAAGCTACGTGGATAATTGTCTTCTGGTTGTGTGCATCTTCCAAGAAGTCAAAGGTAAGGATCACATCGTTTGTCTCTTGGTTCAGCAATTCGAGAACACCAGATTTAGCGTGACCGAAAGTCTGTTTGCCGCTAGCATCGTCAATGGTCAGTACGAATGCGATCTCTGTAACTTCTGCTGGAACTGTTTCCAGATTGATATCGATAGTTTCAAAATCACCTGTACCATCTCGAACATCACCACCGTAGAAGACAGAACGACTTGGATCAAAAGCATTTGTTGCAGCGTAGAACACGATATGTTGTGGACTCAGTACTTCTGGAATACCACGTGCATTTGTACGGCACAGCAGCGCAGAGCAATCGAGATCCAGTTTAACATCGGATGTCCAGTTGAATTTCATCAACACTTTTTTCAGACTAGGGGCAACTTTTTTCAATTGGATTTTATTTGAGTTACCTTTTTTCAATGCAATCTTAGTCATTTTATTCTCCTTAAACGATAAGCGAAATAGATTTTACTGCGATTTTAACCCGGACAACCGGTGTTGATTCTCGTAATGCATTACCAATAGCATCTAAGTTATCTTCATTTAACTCTAGAGCATAACCACTATCAGTTTTGATATAAATGTAACTTTTCTCTGTGTCGATAGTACCATTTACAATGTCTTCAGCAAGCGCAAAAGTCTCACCCATTAACAAGTCACCAAATTTAGCATGAGATTCTTTGTTATCTGGTTTTGATATTTTTGAAAAGTCAAGCATTACTTACTCCCATTTTCTTCACCCATTCACCAAACTCTTTAGACAGAAGCTTATCATACAAATCTGCATCAGTCAATGCTAAGTCTTCTACAGAGATGAAGTCCACATTCGGGAAATCTTTAGCCAGAGCCTTCAAACTACGGAAGTTAGAGCTACCAACACCAACCATAAACCAGTAAACAGGAGTATTGATGTTCTGTGACAGCAGACTTCGCACTGCATAATCATCACTGTTCTCACCGTCTGTCTGGAAGAACACCATCGCTGGCATCTGATTCTCACTTGGGGCATAAGTGGACACGGTACGTGTTACTTCTACAGTGTCAGTTTTACCAAAGAGACGGTTGAAGAAGCCTTTACGTTCTACCACTTCAGTAGTTTTTTGTGTCTCTTTACTTTCCACTTTACCAAAGTAAGATTCGTAAATATCCTGCATAACAGGTGCGTATGCAGTGCCACCGGAGATTGAAATCCCACGCATACAATTCCCAACATAATCATCGTACACATCGGCTGTCGCTGGAGGCAATTCACGATACCCATGATCAAATGCCCACATATCTACTTCAGCATTATCATCAAACAACATACCAAACGGAAGAAGCTTACCAACGAAATCGCTCACCACACCACTACGATACAAACTATTCATGCTACCGGAGATGTCAAGTGCTGCTGCAACACGTAAAGTCATTCGCTCTTGTAAACCAGCCTTTTTCAGGCTGATTTTCAGAGTCTCTTCGCGTTTTGCTAAAGAGATTTTAGTTGTCATCTTTTTCTCCCAGACCAAGTTCCAGAAGTTTAGCATCTTGGCTCAGATCGTCTGTGGCCTTGATATCACGACAGTACATTGCATCTTTATCTTCAAGGAAAGCTTGACCAAATGCAAGAGCCGCTTCTTCAGGACTGCCTACCTTAGCGTTCGATTGGAACAGAACGCGGAAGTTTCCAGGGTAAACCTTACCAGGCTTTTTGTTATAGGTGATAAGTACGTCTTCACCGCCTGCTGTATAAACAGTGATCTGATGTTCAGTTTCTTCCAAACTTTCCATACCATTAGAAGTTTCTTTGTAATCTCCTCCCAAAGAGAAGACAGTATTCAGCAAGATCTCCGTATCTGGTTCAGCAGAGAAGTCTTCTTTACGCACCTCAGAATGCATAGCAATCTGCAACAAAGTGAAAATCAATTCTTTCTTTTCTTCTGGTTTCTCGTCAGGCAAGACTTGCAGAAGTGAAAAAATAAAATCTGGCAATTCAAAAGATTCTACATCATCTTCCTCGAAAAGTGTCAAGAATTTACCGAACTTCTCGTTAGAACCAACAACCAGTTTAAATACGCTCATAATCTTTTCCTTATTTGTTGTTTGTGCCTTTGCGGATTGCATCGACTACTTCATTTTCAAGTTGATGTACACCTTCGATGTACGCTACACGTGCTGCTCTCGCTTCGTTATTAATACTATTCAATTCTTCTAACAATTGCAAGGCATTTTTCTGATTTTCTTGCATTGTTTCTAAACTTAAAAGCTGACGATTAGACAATCTTGCAGCTTGAATCTGACTCTCTGCTGCCATCTGACCACCAAGCAACAAGGCATCGTTGAATTCGTCTAAGACGTTGTTCAATACCTGTGCTGTTTTAGCTTGTCTTACAGAGCCTAAGTATATCACAAAGTTGGCTGTGTAAACAGGAATAACATCATTTAAAATGTTATTTGCTGCACGGATAAGCTGTTTACTAGCCTTCTCCATGCGCACACAGTTTGCAATCAAACTAGGGAGCTGTAAACGTAATGCTGACAAATCACCAATACGGATCTCAAGTAGATCCATCAGGTCACGAGCTGCTTGTTTATGCTCAAGGTCTTCTTCAGCAATCTGTTCAAATTCTTCAGATTCCACTTCGTAGTTCTTTTGCAACAACTCAATATCACGGCTCAAAGCTTTACCATACTCATTTAACTGTGATCTCAGATTCTCAGAGAAAACCAAACTGTCTTTCTCTTTCTTGACATCATCTTGCAATTCTTTACTGAGAATGTCAACCCTTCCTGATGCAGTATCAAATTGCTCGAAAAGAGTTTCTTTAATACCTAAAACTCGCTTGAAGAGTTTTGTGATCCCTTTACTCTCTTTGACACTAGATGGATCAAGTTCTTTAGCATGGCGGATCAGCATACCTAAACGCTCAGACATAGCATCATCACTGTTTGCGCGTTGATGGTTCAACACTTGCATTGTGATGTTTTTTACTGCTTGTCCTGCTGCTGCACCTGTTGTTTGAATCTGATCAGTACTCATAGTAGGAAGTTTTTTAACTTCCCCTACAACATCCGGTGCGAACACCGGAGATTTTAAAAGTGGATTCTCTAAGGCGCTCTTAGACTTCACTTTAGTTTCAAAAGGACTTCTAGCAGAAGAGCGCTTACTGGCTTCTAAAAATGGAGATGGCATAATTATTCCTTAATGAAAGAGACGTTAGCTTTCTCAATAACAAAATCTGCACCAAGTTGAGTCATAACAATCTTACCATCTGGGTTGAACATATCCCAGACAAAATCATGATCAGGCCCAACAACACGGATAGCGATAAGTTCTTTAACCGGAATCAATGAAACCTCAAGCTTAACCGTTGAATCAGGCTGGATATCCTTGCCTGTGCAGATAGACACAGTATCATGGTTAAGGGCTAACATCACAGGATTTTTTACCATGAAGGTTTTAGGATCTTTTTCACCCTTTGAAAACTCTGGTGCATACATAAGAATAATTTTGGTCACAGTTTTTGGTGTAAACTTAGCACCTTTAACTCTTTTCTTGTGTACTTGTACACGTTCAGCTATCACTGTCCCATGTTTATAGATATCATTCAAACCGCCAACTAGACGATCTTCAGTAACATGACAGAAGGGAGAGCCACGTCTGCAAGCTCTTGCCCAGTATTCTCCGTGTAGACGACCTCCACCGATACGTACAGTTGTTCCTTCTGGAGCACCAATAAAATCAGCTTCTGTACCTTTTACGATTTTCCATTTGATATTTTTTGACATTTAGTTTTCCTCTGAATATGGGGATTGTCCAATTTGTTTACAGATTATAACCTGAAGGTTTTCTGTGGTGGCATCTTACCGATTTCTCTTAACAAGAGAGATCTTATGATCTCTCTGAGTAAAAGTCAACTAGGGTTCACAGAACACCAAAAAGGATCTTTCATGTTATGATCATTAGCATATTGTTTGGCCTGATCAACCGCTCCAGCAAAAGTATAATCTCCCTCTTCATCTAATCCAACGTAAGTGAAGAGATTTTTATTGTCCTCCAAACAATCTGGACAAAAAATAAGACCTTCTAAAATATAAGTTTTACCGATCACAAACATATCTACCCCCCTTATCGACGACGGAAACTTGAAGAGCTACGGCTAAAACTACTACGACTTGAGAAGCTTGAGGAACGGCTAGGAGCACTTTTGAAGGTACTGCTAGACGAACGACTACCAAAGAACCCACTCGTTGTTGTTGTACGTGTCGTAGTAGATGTTGTCGCTGGACGATTAATGATCGTCGTATTGCGATTGATCACAGTACCACTACGATAAGTGCTGCCACCATAACCGTTACCATAATGGTTGATTACTGTCGTATTACGACCACCGCTAGAAAGAGCACTACCAATCAGAGCACCAGCAGCAAAACCAGCCATACCATTATCATTATCATGAACAACCACCGTAGAAGGCGCTTGAGCCACTACAACAGGTTGTGAATAACTTCCGCCATCAGAGTACTGCTGAACAACAGGAGCCGGTTGAGGAACGATTACAGTACGTGTACGTTGATCATCACAACCTGACAGAAGAACGCCAGCTACCAATACAGCAATACCAAATGTAGATTTTTTCATTTTACTTTCCTTTTAGGAGATGGGGAACACAAGTTTCCCTATTGTATCACTTTTTATCACCAACATTCTACAAAATTGATACCTATATGTAACTTCAGGAAATTCAGATTTATAACATCAAAATCAAAAGCACCATAGTATACATGTCTTTTTCCTGAAAAAAGAGCCTCCCGGAGGAGGCGGTTTACAGTCACTGTGGACGGGCTGATACATATCCCAAAACATCACCAACCTCTTTACGTAACAACAAAACAGAGTTAGCTTTAAGTTCACAATTGCGTTTTGCTTTCGTTGGATTTGTCTCAGCTTCTTTCAGTAAGTTATAACCATTAGCAAGAACAGAGAAGCTTCCAGTTTCTGCTGGAGTGCGGTTCAATTTCTTATCTCCATAATCCTTTACAAGGTCTTTATAAATTGCTTTAACAGCGACAGGTGTATTACCTGCAAAAACACCGTCTGAGTAACGACCAAACACTGCTTTAATGTACCGTTTGGTAAAGTCTTTATCTTTACGGAACATTTCGGCTGTAACACATAGGACTGTCCTTTTCAGTGGCCCTTCTAAAGCCTCTGCAAGATCTATTACTGTGTTTTTCAATTCATCAATCATACCAATATAACCAGCAAGAAAATCTTCATTCTTCTGAACCCAAGTTTCAATCTCGTGGTTCTGTGCTCCAATGCCTGTTACACGAATAGCTTCTTTACTGTCAGGATTCCCGATAAAATGCTGTGCAAGTTGAGCAATGATTGCAGCTTCACGCTTATTGACGTCACGCCCACGTAAACGGTAATGCATTTGAGTAGTATCTGCTGCGTTACGGCGTTTACCTACATCAACACCAGTAATCCACTCCATATCACAACCAATTTGAACATTGTAAGTTTGGTCTGTCTTTGCTGCAACTTGTGCAGTAATTCGATGATGTCCTTCCATCAAAATACCTTCTTTAGAAAATTGCAGAGTTGAGTTAGGGAAAAACTTACCTTGTTTCATAATATCTACAAGAGATCTTACGTGAGCTGCTTTAGCAGATACATCACGGTTTGCTTTATTCCATAAATGATCTCGAATGTAAATTGCCTGTTCGTAAGTAATCCGCATAATTTTTGAATTGTGAATGTTTGACTTAAAATCCACTTCTTCTCCTTCATCCTCTATAGTATTTATTTTAAATACTAATGCCCAAGCAGCGTTGGTTGTTTTACGCGACTCGCCCGTGTAACGAATTTCACCACTTTTTGCTAAATATTGAATAGCACTTGTGTAAATATGCTGTTTGCCTTCCCCTTCATAAAAGTATGCAATTTCTTCACAAGTTGCATCGCCAAACATTGCTAAATATTCCAATACTTCATGTTGACACTTTTCCATTTAATTCTCCTCAGTTATGCAATTTTCAAATCAAGTTCAGTGTGCCATTCTTTAAGAGTATAGTCAACGCTTTTCTCTACACACATCAGAATTTCTTCTGTTGCTAAGCAAGATTGTGCGCCTACAAGCGCGGCTGCTTCTTTAAAGTAACTATAATCTGCATTATCAAACAATCCTCTAACAAGATCAAGGTTTTTCTTATCAAGAACCTTAACAAACTGTTTAACATTAGATTTGTCTA